CCAACCCTCCCAGAACAAACCAAAATCGCCAACTTCCTCACCGCCATTGATGAAAAAATAGCCCAACTCTCACAAACCGCGCAGTTACTCACCGATTACAAAAAAGGGGTGATGCAGCAGATTTTTAGTCAGCAGTTACGTTTTAAAGATGATGACGGGCGGGAGTTTGCGGAGTGGGATTTTATTGAATTGGAAAAAGTAGCATTCAAAGTTAATGCGAAAAACAAAGATTGCTCCATTACCAACGTTTTAACTAATTCTGCAACTCAAGGCATTGTTAATCAGGCTGATTATTTCGATAGAGATATTGCGAATCAAAATAATTTGGGTGGTTATTACGTCGTCGAAATAGATGATTTTGTTTATAACCCAAGAATTTCAAATCATGCGTTGGTGGGTTCGCTTAAAAGAAACAATCTTGTTAAAGGCGTGATGTCACCGTTATACACAGTCTTCAGATTTAAAAATGGTAGTTTGTCTTTTTTTGAACAGTATTTTGAAACAACACATTGGCACGATTACATGAAAAGCGTTGCGAATAGTGGCGCGAGACATGACCGATTAAATATAACAAATGATGATTTTTTAAATTTACCTGTTCCTTTCCCATCACTACCAGAACAAACCAAAATAGCGAATTTCCTCACGGCGATTGATGACAAAATAAACCACAATCAAACCCAGTGGGACGCGATGAAGCAGTATAAAGCTGGGTTGTTGCAGCAGATGTTTGTGTGAATTATGAGTGAAATTATAGATGTAACAAAGGTGCTGATGTCATATAGATGGGTTAGAGAACAATACCTTTGTGATATGCGCCATCTGTTACCTGAAAATGTTAAAAGGCATTTGCACCGAGGATTTTTGGTGCGTGTCGCTATGATGGACGAAAGCGTCATAACTATTAACGAAGAATTAACAAAAGCACAAAAACCTCTTGGAAGTTATTTATCTGCAAGGCTGACGCTATTGTTAAATTCTTACTATCTAAACTTGTCTGGCTCATTAGATAATCTTGCTTGGGCATTGATATATCATCATAATTTACTTGAAAAAATTGATGAAAATAATTTTCAACATCGTAAATTTGCTCAAATTCTTGGAAAAGAATTTTTAGCTGCTTTTCCTGAAAATTTGACACAACTAGCTACAACATTAAAGCCATTCAACGATTGGTATTGGGAGATGCGTGAATTTCGTGACCCCGCTGCACATAGAATTCCATTATCAATTCCCCACGCAGTATATTCTGAAGAAGATGTAGAAAAGCGAAACGTGCTTGATAAAAAATCAGCTGAATTATTTTCAAAAGGGCTATATGACGAAGGTATGAATTTTATGCGTCAAATTGAACAACTTGGAAAACAAATGCCCGAGTTTATATCCGAAAATTCAAAGATTGAGCGTTATGATATTTCAGGACGTATAAATCTTGACCATGAGAATTGGGATAAAGTTGTCAAATCCGTATTTCAACTAGGTTTTGTATGACAACCCAATCCGAATACGAATTAGAAAACGCCTTAATTGCTCAATTGGTCGGTATGGAATACGAACAAGTTCGTATTGAAAACGACAGCGATATGCGTGCTAACTTCAAACGCCAATTAGAAATCCACAACAAAAATATCCGTTTGACGACTTCGGAATTCGAGCGGGTTTTGAATCATTTGAACACGGGAACGGTGTTTGAGCGGGCGAAATTACTGCGGGATAAGTTTGTTTTGAAACGTGACGACGGCAACGAAACCGTGTGGCTGAGTTTTTTAAATTGTGACGATTGGTGCATGAACGAGTTTCAAGTCACGCATCAAATCACAATGGAAGGCAAACGCAAAAACCGTTATGACGTGACGCTGTTAATTAACGGTTTGCCGTTGGTACAAATCGAACTCAAAAAACGAGGCTGTGAGTTAAAAGTCGCCTTTCATCAAATCAATCGTTATCAGCGTGATTCCTACGATGCTGGAGCGGGATTGTTTCAATACGTTCAACTTTTCGTCATCAGCAACGGCGTAAATACCAAGTTTTTCGCCAACAACAGCAAGCAATCGTTTGAACAAACCTTTGTTTGGACAGACACCGAAAATAATCGTTTATCAGATTTACACGAGTTCACGGCGGAGTTTTTCAAACAGTGCCACATTGCGAAAATGATTACCCATTACACGGTATTGAACGAAACCGCGAAGGCGTTGATGGTGTTGCGTCCGTATCAATTTTACGCCGTTGAAGGCATCGTCAATCAAGTAAAAACCAGCACCAACAACGCTTATATTTGGCACACCACAGGCAGCGGAAAAACGCTGACTTCATTCAAGGCGAGCCAAATCATTACCCGTTTGCCGAAAGTGCATAAAGTGCTGTTTGTCGTTGACCGTAAAGATTTGGATTATCAAACCTCGCAAGAATTTAATGCTTTCTCAAAAGGCTGCGTCGATAACACCAGCGACACGAATAAATTAGTCGCTCAACTTAGTGATGACAGTTGCAAGTTGATTGTCACCACGATTCAAAAACTCAACAACGCCATTAACAACGGGCGTTACGCCGAGCAAGTTTCGCCGTTGCAAGACAAAAAAGTGGTGTTTATTTTTGACGAATGCCACCGTAGTCAATTTGGCGAAACGCATAAAAATATCAAACGGTTTTTCAAACAAGCGCAAATGTTTGGCTTCACGGGAACGCCAATTTTTGCAGATAACGCGACGGGTTCAGAAGGCAATCAACAAACCACAAAATCATTATTCGGCGAATGCCTGCATAAATATGTGATTGTTGATGCGATTCGAGATGAAAACGTGTTGAGGTTTTCGGTCGAATACGTTGGCAAATATCAGCAAAAAGACAGCGCGAACGAATTAGATATTGAAGTTGAAGCCATCGATACTAAAGAGTTACTCGAAAGTGAGCAACGGTTAGAAAAGATTACCGATTACATTTTGGCGCATCATCGACAAAAAACCAAAGCCCCGAATTTCACGGCGATGTTTTGCGTGAGCAATGTCGCCACCTTGATACGTTATTACGAGTTGTTCAAACGCAAACAAGCTAACGCAAGCCGTCCGTTAAGAATTGCCACCATTTTCAGTTATGCCGCGAACGAAGCGGATTTAGAAGCGAACGGATTGATTAACGGCTTATTACCTGAAGAATCCGCCGAAGTGCCGAGTGGCGCGAAAATCAACCAATCGAGCCGCGATAAATTAGACGAATTCATTGCCGACTATAACGCGCTGTTTGGTACAAAATACAGCACCAACGACAACCAAAGTTTTTACAATTACTACCAAGATATTGCCAAGCGCGTGAGAGCTGGACAGGTCGATATTTTGCTAGTGGTGAATATGTTTTTAACGGGGTTTGATAGCCCAAATTTAAACACCTTGTACGTTGATAAGAACCTTCGTTATCACGGCTTAGTGCAGGCGTTTTCACGCACCAATCGCATTTTGAACGAGCGAAAATCACAAGGTAATATCATTTGTTTTCGTAATTTAAAACAAGCTACCGATGATGCGATTGCGTTGTTTTCCAACAAAGATGCAAAAGAAACGGTACTGGTGAAACCGTATCACGAATATGTTGCCGACTTTAATCAAGCCGCTGAAAAGTTATTAACTACTGCACCGACTGTGCAGAGTGTTGACCAATTGCCGAGCGAAACAGAACAGTTGGAATTTGTGACACGCTTTCGTGAATTGCTCCGCATTAAAAACACCTTGACGACGTTCTCAGATTTTTCGGCAGACGATTTGACGTTGCCAGAACAGAGTTTTGAGGATTACAAAAGTAAATACTTGGATTTGCACGACAAGATTAAACGTGAGCGCGGCGGCGGTGATAAAGCCTCGATTTTAGACGATGTGGATTTTGAATTAACCTTGATTCACCGCGATGAGATTAACGTCGCCTATATTTTGAATTTGTTGCTGAACCTGAACACGTTAAACCCAGAAGACCGTGACAAGCGGCAAAAAGAAATCATTGATAGCATGGCGGGGAACGCGCAATTACGCAGTAAGCGAGTTTTGATTGAAGCGTTTATTGCTGAGAATCTAACCGCGTCGAATTCCAGTGATGATGTGATGGAAAGGTTTGCGGAATTTTGGACAGAACACCAACAAAAAGCCTTTGAGCAATTATGTACAGATGAAAATATAGTGCCTGAGCAATTGCAAAAGCTGTTGAATAATTACACGTTCGCCAACGATTTACCAAAGAACCAAGAGATTAAAAGCGCGTTGAATTTCAAACCTAAAATCCTTGAAAGCAAGACGATTGTTGAGCGCATCAAAGATAAAATTCAGGCGTTTATTGATACATTTATTGAAGGCATGGGTGGGAGCATTTGAATACTCACCAACGAAAACCAATGATAGTAGATTTCACGGTTGTTACGTTGTCATGTATTCCGTTGAAGGCTTACGAGTACGTTGTGAATGGTAAATCTGCGATTGAGTGGATTATGGAACGCTACGCCGTAACGGTTGATAAAGACAGCGGCATCAAAAATAACCCGAATGATTGGAGCGAGAACCCGCGCTATATTTTGGATTTGGTGAAGCGGATTGTGGCTGTTAGCGTGGGTAGTGTTGAGATTGTTAAGGGGTTGCCTGATTTGGAGGAGAGGAAGTGATTACACCTGAAAAAACAGCGGCTGATATATCTTCTCACATCCGAATCCCCGTTGAGTTGCGAGACAAAATCAAAACTCGTGCGAAGACAAATAAGCGCACCATGAACGCAGAAATCGTTGCTTTGCTTGAACGTGGGTTGCTAGATGAAGTTACAGCAATTTATGAATTGAAAGAATTGGGTAAGCAGTTAGCTATGGTTTTATCCAGTATTGATAAAATTGAAACGATTGACTAAGTTTTCAGTTCAGATTGTGAGCAATACAATACGAATTCTAATTGTATAATAACGTTATTATACAATTAGGAATTAAAGACATGAAAATGACCAAAAACCGTAAGTTAATCTTAGAAGCATTAGCTTATACAGACGACTGGGATAAACCGCCTTATTCTGCCAGCAACATACGATACAGACTTGAGGATGCTTTTGAATACAAGTGGCAAGGTTATGAAATGAAAACGTTGCCTAGCCTTATTCAGATTCACCGAACATTAAAAGATTTGTGGCACGATGGCGCAATTGTTGGCAGTCGAACAAAAGAAGATGACGGCTCTATTGGTTCAGTTCCACATTGGGTTATTCGGTATCAATTAAGCGATGATGTTGAAAAAAATTACATCGTTTCAGAATGCGCTGCTATTTATCGAAAGGTCAAAGTCGCTAAATTTGGTTCTAATCTTTTTGGTGGCGTATTTGATATGGGTTTGCCTGCCAACGAAGTTAAGCCATTCGCGGATAAAGTGCGATTGATGATGCAAAAGACACATCCCGATAAATCCCCCAATTACTCCGAGCAATTTAAGTTAATGCGTGAGTGTCACGAATTGATTAAAAGCGGTATTCCATTACCTGTACCAACACACAAACAAGGTGAAAAAATCAAAGTTGAAATGACTTACTTACGTTAAGTAAAAATGGGACAGTTTTTATGACTGTTTTATTGTCACTTATCGGCATTTGTTGCGGGGATTTATTTTGAAATGGGACAAAATTGGGACATTTTTTAAACTGGCACAAAAAAAGGACTTAGAAATTAACCTAAGTCCTTGATATATTTGGTGGGTCGTGCGCGATTCGAACGCGCGACCATCGCATTAAAAGTGGCGTTCTTAATTTAAAAATCCAATTTAATCAATATGTTAAGCCTTCCCCATTTTCAATGTACGTCAAACTACGCCACAAAAAATCATTAAACAAATCTTGGTATGACAAATTTTTGCCATACCAAAAAATTGATATTCCATTTACACATTTGATGCTTTAGAATCAACCATAATGGTTAGCCGTATAAATTTATTTCTATTAAATGCCCTATTATCTACTCGAAAAAATCATTGATGCTGCTAAATGCAAAGAAATAATTTATGGCGGAAGAAAAGTCAGCACAGACATAAGTAACTTGTGTTACACATTGGATGATGTGTCTGATTGTATTTCCAAATTAGAATTACGGCATTTTGAAAAAACAATTGAATATCCCAATGGTTTTTTTGATGTTTATCAGATTGAGTACATACCAAAAAGTAAAGAAGAAGCCGATAACATTTACCTTAAGCTCCGACTGTTACAAAACGATAAAATCCAAGTCAGTATAGGATCGTTTCACTTGTGAAAAATTATCTTGTTGGAAAAATAATGATGGAAAACACACAATCACAATGCCCTGTTTGCAACATTGGACAATTGCAACTTTTGCAAGCAACAGAATCTATTCAGTACAAAAGTCATTCTTTATTCGTAGATTTGGAATATGCCTTATGTCCATATTGCAATGAAGAAATGGTTTTGACTGAACAAATTAAACTCAACGATTGCCGTATTAGAGATGCGTGGCGTAAATTCGATGGCTTATTGACAAGTGATGAAATAATTGGGTTACGCAATAAATTAAAAATAACACAACAACAGGCTGCCCAAATGTTTGGAGGCGGAGTAAATGCTTTTTCTAAATATGAACGTAGCGAAATAATTCAGAGTGAAGCAATGGATAAACTCATGCGCTTGGCACTAGAAGAAAGTTCGGTAGATGTTGCGACATGGTTAAAAAACAAAGCAAACGTTAAAACAACTAATAACTCAAATCGCAGAAAATCTTTCGATTTAGCTACGTCTGCTTGTTAAGCACAGTCAAAAATCTAATAAAATCATGTCATCCGACCTTTCAGGGCTGTTATGTCAATCAGATCACAAGCTCACTCACCACTAAATTCGGAGCTTCATTTTCAATACGCCCAGCGCGGATGTAGTATTTTGAATTAACAGTACCTGTCCCACGCACACGAATCACGCCACCATCAATCAAGGTCATCAATGACGTTTGACCATCGGTATTTGAAAGTGTACCCACCAGCAATGGGTCACGCGGCAACAGTTCTTTGAAACCTTGCCAGACGTTGGCAGTTTCTTCACCGATGGTAATAGTTTGCGAAACTTTACCTAAATTTGCGCTAATCCCAACTGAATTCACCACGCCAAAAACATGACCATCGTCGATGTCGATACGCACTAAATCCCCAATTTTCGCCAATGGAATATCTGTGGCATTTAATGGAATCATTAAAGATTGAATCGCAGGCTGTTCCCATTGCGCCGCTAAAAGCCGCTCACCCAACGCCCGACAACCGATAACATCTGTCATTAGCGAATTGGTGATGGTTTGTAATAATTTATCGCCTGCTGTTCCCGTCAATCGGCAACGGGATAACACGCCGCCAATATCTGAGCCATGTACATAAACAGCGTTTCCTTGCGCTGGAACAACATTTCGATAAGTGAGCGATTCAATCACCGCATCAGGAATAATTAAGTCGGGCGTTTCGTTTTCATAATTCCAAGGCAGAACGGGATAACGCGGCATGACATCAATTTTTTTGCTGTGGCGCGATGGCGCGATAACCGCCCCAATATCGGCGGCAATGCCTGAAATCACTTGAATCGGTGTTTTTGCCGTGTAGCTAAATGCCCCAGCGGGAATGCTCCAATTTGCCGCTGACCAAAGTCCAATCTCCCAACCAAACGGCAACTCCAACGCCACCAACTGTTGAACATTCATTAAATCTGATTGTGTTGCACTGGTAGGCTGTAGGTATGGCAGCGTGAGTAACGCTGTCAAACTGCGTCCCGATAATGAAATCGAATTTTTGGCGAACGTGCGATTGCGCGTGACTTTTTCTACCAGTACGTTGAACGAATAACCGTTGATTGTGATGATAATTTGAACCGCTGTGCCGTCTGATTTAACCACCAGAGGCAATTGCTCTGCATTAAGCAGTCGGCAATTAAACGTCCATGCCCATGAATCGGCATCTACATTGAGCGAAATGTCTGACACATCAAGTGGCGTTAAATCGAGTAGTGTCGCGGTGATAGTGTGTTGCATCGTATAAACCGTTTTTCTTGGAATGGTAAAAGTTATCGTGGTGGGTTTTGGCGTAATTGATGGTCTTGGTGGGTCAGTGTTTCCCGTTCCGCCACCGCCTGTATCAGCTAAACGCTGTTTGACATTAAACAGCACCAACGCTTGTTCAGATTTAAAGCATTTATGAACCATTAACGTATCGGCGGTTGCTGTGTTGACGGATTTTGACAACCTAAATCCACCGCGTTGTACTGATTCAAGGAGTTGATATTTTTCGCCCGTGAAAGCGTAAGAAAACAGTCCGCTTGGCGCGTAATCCAACACGCTTTCGAAAATAGAGCGCGTGAACTGTGCCTTTTCAAGACCGCTGTCATTCAAATCAAAGGACACGACGTTTGTTTTATTGGCTAATTCCAACAAATCAAATTCAACAGGATTTTTTGTTTGATACGAGGGATCGGTTTGGGTGAAAATTCGCTCAATTGGTGGTTGCTGAAGAATGAAATCCGCACGCGGCGTGTATTGAAACTCTGGTAGCAACGTTTTGTTAAAGTGAACTTTGAAAACGTGCGTGGCATCGTTCATGTCATCGACAACAAAGCTATAACGCTGACCAATGGGAATGAGTTGCTGCAAATCGGCGGCGGTTTTGACGAGTAACGCAATCGCCACATTCTGTTTTGCATTCAGTTCAAAAAACGTCGGCACAGCCTGTTGAAATCTAAAATCGGTGTTTGCACCAATATTGATAGCGATGTTTTGTTGTGAGGTTTTTTGCGTTTCAATGACCAGACCATTCCCTTGGCGCATCGCAACCATACTTGATTCAGCAATGGTTACTCCTTGCATTGAAAGCGCAGAAATGGAATTTTTAACCGCGTTCGCCTGTAAAAAAGCCACTTTCGATTGCAGTAAAACTGTCTGTTCAACAACAATGTTTGCCCCGTTGTAAAGCGAGCGTCTAACGTTTGAATCGTACTCGCCTTCAAATACCCCCACGCAATCATCGAGTTGGAATGCAAACGCTCCAAACACATCAAGCGATAACGCCTCAAAACTTCCCGTTACCTCATCGAGTTTAAAATCGAACTCGCCCGTTGCATCACCCGCATCGTTACCTAAATTGAAATCAAGTGGCGATGTACCTGACTTTGTGGCGTTTAGATTAAATTCGAGTGGCGATAACTTGAACGTATAAGACATTAAATCGGCGTGAGTTTGTCGAAGATTTGCGCGTTAAACGGCTGCTCAGTAATTGCCACCGCGTAATAATCGCTCACGTTGCGATTCAAACCGCATTGAAATGAAAACACGCCATTTTCATCAGTGAATGTGCTTTGGATTAACGCACCGCTTTTTCTAAAATACAGTGACACTCGTGCTTTGTTTTGCAACATACCTTGCACTTTTACCGTACCAAAAATACGTCCCGCTCTATCAACCGTTGGAATGCTTAACGTGTTGAAAACGCCACCACCTTCCCAAACGGGCATTTGTTCTTGAATTTCAATAAATGCTTCATTTTTGAATGTCAGGGGAATGAAAAATTGCGTGGATTTCATGTCCTTGAGCGCGTCGGTAATCATGGCATCTTGCACAGTCGCTTTTGCCGTTGTCATATCAGATAAAGTATCAGAAACAACAAGCGGCGAAAATGACGGCTCAATTAACTTGGCGTAAAAACCTACATCGCTTAACGCATCTTGGGTAAAAATTGCGTCGGTAATATCCATGTTAGCTGTTTGAAATGTCGATTAAACATTGATATTCCGTTGAATAGCCACCTGAAAGAGCAATGAATTTTTTGCCCGCAAATTGACCACTTCCATCGATAATGTCTTGGTGATTAAACGGTTTGTAATGAAGCGGACACCATAAATTCGGCATCGTGCCACGCATTCCAACACTTTGCTCCGTGACTAAAACAGGAGCTAAATGCAACGCACCATCAAAAGGCGAAGGATAAGAAATTCCCTGTCCGCCCATCATGCTAATGGATGAATTTGCCATATTAACCGTCGATGTTTTGCCATTATTAAGCGATGCGCCAATTTGGGTATGAGAACGGGCAATATAATGATTGCCGAGTTGTGACAGTGATGAATTCAGATTAAACAAATCAAAGTTGTAATAATTTGCTGAATTACTACCAGCAATAATCATGGTGTTGAACGCATCGCCTGATTTATTCGAGACAATATCGCCAAAAAACAATGTGCCGCGATAATTAACGGTTTGGTTTGTCTGGGTAAATAGATAAATGAATTTTTCAGAAGCGATTGCAATCCAGTCACAAGTTCCTGAACCTGATTTGCCAACATACAGTCCGCCACTCGCTTGTAATTCTGTTGGGAAATCCGCCACCGTACCATTAATGTCGGTCATACTTTCGCACGCTTTGATTCTTGCAGTTGTTGTACCCGCATCATTCACACGCAAATACATTCCGTTTGAACCTGCTCCTTGTTTATAGCCTGCTAAATTTGTCCCTGAAAACGGTTTTGTCCAACCCGCGCTTGCAACTTTAGCGGTAATTGTTCCCGTTGCTGGTGTGACGGGCGTGCCTGTGACGGCATAGCTAAACGATGACGAACCTGTCACGGTAATTTTAAATTCGCCGTTGTATTCGGTTTGTGTTGCTCCAGCAATTGTGACGAACGTGTCATTTTTTAACCCGTGAGCAACAGGGGTTGTCACAGTGGCGACGCTGCCATTGCGCGTAATGGAAACCGTTTGTGAACCATAACCATTGACTAAAACGGCATCTAAAATACCAATAAGTGAACCTGCAACGTTGCTATTCGTTGGTGCGCCATAATCGCTGCTTCTAAAAACTTTTATTGTCATGCTACTTTCCTTTTTGGAACAAGTGGGGATTGAGTGATGGGTTGATTTAGACGTTCAACAACTTCCCAAAGGCAACCGCTATCTGTGGTGACGATTTCGGGATTGGTTTGCCATGTTGGTTCGAGTAAATCTGAAATGCCGCCGTGTCGGTTTCGGTAATAAAACGGCGTTGTGGTTGGATTTTTAGGCAAAACTAACGCGCCTGATTTGTAATGTCTGCCAGCTTGCCAAGACTCACCGCACGCTTGCATTACCGTGACACAGACTGCTTTATCGTTTGGCATTAGAATTGATTCCACGCCGTTTTGAACGTCTTTTTTGAGAATTAACTCGCCATTTAAATTGTGAATAAACAACAACAAAAACGGCGCGGCAATAGAGGCATTGATGGTTAAATTCAATTCAAACAACGCCACTTCAAAATGCCGTGTTTCGCCTGTTTCCCAGCGCGTTTGAGCATATTCAACGTGAGCGATAAACCAGTCTGCGTTGTTGTCGCTGTATTCAAACCACCATGCTTTGGGCGCGTTTGCACCCTGTGCTTTGAATGAATATGCACCAACAGCAAACGGTGTTGGAAATTCAAACACCTTTTCGTTATTTTTCGCTGGCATGACACCGCTAAAATTGCTGTTTGTTGGCAGTAGATTTAATGAATTCGGATGTGTACTAAAAATAATCTCTGACGCTTCAATCGTGTCGCCGCCATTATTGTCTTGAAACAGCAATCGCCAGTATTTATGTGGGTTCACAAATTACCCTCCGTCAGCGAGCCGTGCAAAATGCTAATCACACCACCTGCAATAACATTCAGATTGTTGAAAATCATCACCGCATTCGAGCCATTTGTGCCGCAGTTGAAATCCATGACGAAGTTACCATCACCATCAAAAGCGCGTCCCCAGCCCATTACGCCGTTTGCTTTTGCCAGTGGTTCGTTTGCGATGATGTCAAACACAAGCACGCAATCAATTACAATCGCGCACGGTTTTGAAAATGTCACCGTTCCGAGTAACGTTTCGCTCGTAGCAGAACCAGTGATAGCAGGTTTTGCACCTGTGTAAAATTTAGCTGTGGCGTGTTTGATTCCACTATCGAGTGCTGCAATCACTGCATTTGCGCGAGCGTTTCGCAGTGACATTGAAAAACTAAGCGACATTATCAATGTCTCCGCGAGCTTCAATGCAAAAGGTGAAATCGGGATCAGTAGCCACGCCTTGACCAATGGATTGAATGATCCAAACAGGGGCATTGGCGGCGTAAGTGTTGAATCGCAGCACATTGCCTGCTGACCAGCCGCTACCCCAACCACCTGATGGAATCGTGAAATAAGGCTGCGTGGTATTGGGATTTATCGGCGCAGTATCGGTGTTGATGTTTGCCCCCGTGACGATTTGCCCGACGTGTTCGCCAATGACGTTAAACAACGTGGCAGTGGTAAAAATCAACGCCCATCGTTCTTGAATTGCACTGTGATTATCAACAACGATGGGATATTGCGACGAGTTGTACTGTGCTGCAACCGTTGAACCGATGACGCTATCGCTCCACACGTTTGTCCATGTTTGTTGGTCAAATGGGACGGATACTCGCGCATAAATCGTCCCATGCACCACAGCATTGGAAACCAGCGTATTTTCAATGGGGAAAGCGTGCGAAATCGGCTGCGACAACGTCAATTCGCCCGTGATTTGCACGTCCGTGACCACGCCCATATCTTCGATGCGGTCGGTAATGGTGAGCGGTTGCGACACACCAGACAAATTATTCCAAGTGATAATGCCAGTGTCTAAATTGACGCTGTATTTATCAACGGCAATCATATTTCCCGCTGCGTCTTTGACAGTCACTTTTGCTAATCTCACGCGGTGTAAATTGGTGGTTGTGCCATTTGCAAACGTCCCGACGGTGGTTTGGTCATTTAAAATCACCGCCACATCACCAATCGAATACACAGGCACACGCCCGTCTGGCGGCAAACGCACAGGGTCTAAACCTAAAATTGAGCTTGAGAGTGGAATGTAAGTGTACGAAACCGCGTTATACACAATCGATTCTGCTAAAACGTGTGCAGATTTGAAAATTTTGGTAACGGGCGGCGTGGCATTGGTTTGCATCACGGCTTCAGGATTAAACCAACTTTCGGATTCATGTCCCGCTGCATCAATCCACGCACCAAAACGGATTTTAGCAACGCCCGTGTCGTAATTGATTGAACCTGTGACAGACGCGGTATTGAGAACGCCATCCATATCAGCCGTGGCATTGATAGCATTGCCTTCCAGCGTGGTTGCACGAATTTGAAACGAGCCTTGTTTAATCGGTGCGGCTGGCGTTCTGAATGTCACCATATCAACAGGCGCGATGGTTATATCGGTCAGTAGTGATTTCAACGCAACCGTGCTGGCTTGATTCGGTGACCAAAAATTAAGCGTGGCAACACCCGACGCATAATCGAGCGAACCCGCCAACGTAGCAGCTCCTGTCGCACGGTCGATGTCTGTATAAAGTTGCCCGTTTCTATCAAAATAGGTTTTGCCGCCGAGTGAAAATTGCACCGAGCCATAAACGATGGTTTCAGCAAAATTTGGCGTTAAATCCATGCTCAAATTCGGCATGATAAGTGTTTCAGTTGCCGTATTGGGAGTGTCAGTAGCGCGATAACGTACCTTGACCACACCGCTGTCATCATTGGGATAAATCGCAGGGATATTCAAATACTCAAAACCGACAAAAACGTTGCGATAGGTCGTGACTGTCGTTGTTGTGAGAGTGGTTATTTTGTCTGCGGTTGCTACTTCAGATGCTGACTTTGAACCCAATGGCGTTTTATTGAGTTTAGGCGCAGGCAGTTTTACTGTTCTGTCAGGATTAAACGTTATTTTGCCAAGGCTGTAATCGATGCTGGAAACAGTATTCGTTAATTTTGTACCGTCATCGCGCTCGATGATTATCGGATCAACCCATTGCCTTTTAGTCACCACAGTTTCTTGAAACGTTTCAAGCAAACTGGTGTCTTGCACCGTATTCCATTCAACTTCGACAGAATTCGGCTTAACATTCGGACTGGCTAATTGAATGACTAATTTGCCTTCAGCATTACGAATCGGATGCTGAAAAACTTCTTCAATCTTGTTGCCGAAATCGTAAGTGAAAGAAAAAACTGTGTTCGCTGGTGGCGTAACCGTAGGTGAAAACGTGATTTTTCCTGTGACGTGATTAACAGTCCCGACTGCATCGCCCGAAATCACGCCATTATTATTGGCAGTCGCCGTTTTAGCCGTGCCTCCCACTGACCAACGAATTGTCAGCGAACCTGCAACAATCGCAGGATTCGTTAATTGATGAATAATTGCAGGAGGCGCAATCACTAAATCGCTGCGATTAAACGTATTGGCTTTTTTGCCCCATGAAAAAATAATTTCACTGTCTACGTCAGGCAAGGCGGCTGTTGTAATTGTGACTGTGCCACTGGCGTAATTCACCGTTCCACTGCCAATGCCTGCGTCTAAACCAACGATACCGCCTGCGACGTTGTCTCGCATCGCATACCATTTTCCCAGCGCACGATAACTCACCGTTAAACTGGCAGGCGACGGTGCGGGAGATAAGTTAATCACCCAAACGTAACCGCGATTTGCAGCCGTGACAGCAAGCGACGCGGTATCAGCAACGCTAACAGGTGCGGCGGCGGGTGTGTAATTTACCGTTTTTGAACCCGAATAGGTCGGACACGTTGAAGCAAAATTGATAACGCCTGAAATGTAATCAATCGTTCCAATGGCGGTTGTGCCGCTTTTGATTTGCCCCGCGTCATCAACGATAGTTGCGCCACTTGCGGTAATCAATAGCGAACTGGGTTTGCACGGATTGCCTAAATGCAAAGATTTTGAAGCGGCAATATCAGTGCTGGTGATAAATGAAACAGGTGTGCCTGCTTCAACAAGCGGTGTGGTGTAGCCGCCAGCATTCAAATCGACCAGTGCCACTTCGGCTTGGGAACTCGGAATTAACTGACTGTAAACGCTATCGACTTTGACCATTACGTCGCCAATTTTTGCCGCTGTTTTCAATGGGCGTGCGCTGTAATACTTCGCGGCGTTTGCCACAACGGTGTTATAGAGCCTTGCATTAGGCGTTAAATTGTCACTTTTTGATATTTCTGCTCCGACATAATCAAACAAAAGCGGTGTAGCGATTTCAAAAGAAATGACGCGCTTTTGATAAGACGTATCGCCTTGTTGAAAGGTTTGAACCGTATCGGAGTTTAATTTTACGACTCTGACGTATTGTGATTGCCCTGCATTCTGCGTGTTTGAAACCATAAACACATCGCCAATCGCGGGAACGATATTTGATGACGTGTTTTGAAACAGGGTTAATTGCCGACTCCCTGCATATTGCGTTGACCACAAAAAACCTTGATACAAAGAGGCTTGTACTCGGTAGGCTTCAACACGAGTTTTAGAGGAATCACGTCTGTCGAACCAATCACCTGTACTGAACAAATTAACGCCGATTTTTTTATCTTTCGGTAACTTCGACAGCATCACCATTGAACCAAAAAACTTGTCGGTCGTAGCTGTTTGAATCGCGGAAAATAGCTTTCTCATGTGAACCGCACCATAAACGCGGTCGAGCGTTGAAATATCATCAAAAATGTTATTGCTCACGCCGTCCAAAATGACGTTGGCGGTCATGCCACCCCCGCCATCGGATGTGTCATCCATGTTGTCAGATTCGAGTAATTTAATGTCGCTGGCTAAAATGGTCATGTGCTTATTGGCTGGTTAAAGAGGCTTGTTTAATCATTTCAACGATGCTTTTTGCGTCGGTTTGTGTTGATTGTGCGGTGGCTTGATTACCATTCGGGGCAACAAAACGAATCACCACTTCACTGCTGCTGGTGGCTGTTTGATTTGCCTGTTTTTGTGGGGTAACAGAGGGTTGGGTGGTTGTCGCATTTTCTTTTTCAGCGGCTATTTTTTTGTTCAATTCATTTATTTTTTCAACAACGTTGACGTAATCGGCTATGTTTGACGCGCCCTTGCTGGCTCTCTCGTTATAGCCATCTATTGTGAGTTGTAGTTCTTTTTCAAGATTGCTACTGCCAAATGAAACACTTCCGCCAGTTGAAAATTTCGGAATATCATCAAGTTGCCCCGCGTTCAATTTCGCCATGAATCCATTGCCATATTTTTTGACGGATTCTTTTTTGATAATCCACTCGCCAGCTTCAAGCATTGCAGGGACAGTATCGCCACCACCGTAACCGCCTAAACCACCTTCACGTCGCACAAAATTCGGTGTGCCGCCGTCCGCAAAGGCTTGAATTTGACCGCCGTTTTGATTGGTTTGGACAGTGGTGACATAAACGGTGACGTATTCATTGCGTGATAACGCATCAATGTCTGCACTGGCTTGAAACACTGCGTCTTCATTGACGTTAATCGTTAGCAAAAAATTTTGATTTAGCGTTTCGCTGATTTCATTCAATTTGCCTTTGATGTCATTCATTTTGGCAATTTGATTTTGCGCGTTTGCTTCTAAATCCGCCGCTTGCTGATTTTCACTGTTTTGCAGGGCTTTGGTGGCGGCTTCCGTCTGACCAATAACCTCGTTGTATTGTCTTTTTGCCGAGCTGACTTCGCTGGTTTGCGTTTTTTCAGATTTAGCCAAATCCAGTACCAATTTTTCTGTGTTGGTGGAGATTTCTTTGGCTTTTTCAAAATCGCCTTCTGCCATGGCTTTTTTGTAATCGGAGATGCCTTTTTCGATTTCTTTTTTCTTGCTGGCTTTCAGTTCGGCATCGGACATACCGATGCGCTCTAATTCTAAAATTCCACTGTGCCGACGTTCTTCAGCGTTTAAAATTTCCTGTGCGTAACCGACCGCTTTATCGCGGTGTGATTGCGCCGCACTAATCATGTTGCTGACAGTTTGGGCGTAGGAATTGTAGAGCGATTGATAAATCTCCTGACTCGCTTCTAAATACTGCTTTTCGTATTCAGCGCGTTGAGAACTCCCCGCAGCGGATTTTTCAATGGCATCTTGATAAACCGAATTCACCAGTGATTTCTTTTTCGTCGCGGCGGCTTCAAGATTAGTGATTTCTTGATTACTGGCGGAAATCGTCGCTTCGGTGATGGCTTTTTCTTTGGCTAATTGATCGTCATAGGTTGATTTAATCGATTCAGTTTTTAACTTTAAATTGAGTGCGATTGCGTCATTTTCTAATTTGTAATGTGCGTCAATCGCGGCATTGGTTTCTTTGAGTTTTTCAAGTTGTAGTTTTGAGAATTCTTCAACGACTTTCGCTTGATCTTGAGTGGCTTTTTTTGTCACCTCAGCGGCTTGCTGTTGTTTTTCACCCGTTGCCACAGCCGCTTTTCCTGCCTCCGTGGTGGCAAAACGAATCTGCTCAAATGCGTTATGAATTTCTGCCATTTTTGCGGCATACGTTCCGTCGTCGGCTTTTAAAAATTCGCCTGAAAAGAAATACCGAGCGGACTCGGTTAATTGCACAAACGTTTCGGACATATCTGCGCCGCGCCGTTTGATAAAATCAAACTGATTCGCCCATTCGCCAATCATTGTGCCGATTGTCCATCCCGCAAAAATGGACATTGCACCATTAAACGCGGTCGCCATTCTGGTTGCCGAAGCTGCGGCAACGTTGGTTGATGAAGCTAAGGCAGCGGTTTCGGTTTGAAGTGTTGCAGTCGTAGTGGCGGCTCTGGTTTCGGCGGCTTGAAGTTCAGCTAACGCCGTGACGTATCGTTGCGTTTGTGTGCCGCCAGCTGCTAATGCGGTATTCAATTCTGTTTGTGCAGCGGCTAAACGTTGCTCTGCAATGGCGGCGTTGGTTTGCGAGATGTTGAGTTCATTTTGCAGAGCAATAGCACGCTGTGAATTCACGCCACTTGCGGCAATCTCAGCATTTAAATCTGCCTGCACCGTCACTAAACGTTGCGTTGTGCCTTGCGAGATTTGTTTTGCGGTGTTGAGTTCTGCTTGTGCAACGGTATATCGCTGAACCGCCACACCGCCTTCTGCTGTCGCAGTATTTAGTTCAGTTTGCGCCGTGTTTAAACGAGTGGTGGCAATTTGCGCGGTTTGATGCGTGGTTAAGAGTTGATTTTGGGCGGTGGCATATTGTGATGTCGCAGTCCCGCCTTGCGTCATGGCAGTAGCGAGTTGCTGTTGAGCAAGTTGATAGCGGGTGGTTTGTGTACCACCTGCTGCCATTGCCGCGACGAGTTCTTGTTCGGCGGCAACGACCGATTGGGTAGCAACTTGCGCGGCTTTTTTCGCTGTATTCGCAGCAATCATGCCTTGCACAAATGTTGCCGCATCACGGGCTAACTTGATGCCGTAAAGCTCAGACAACGCCGTCAAACTGCTAACAATCGTCGGAATGTTTTGTGCGACCGCACCTGAAAACGTATTAAACGATTCGGTTAGCGGTTTTAAAATTGGCGTGCCGAGCGCGACTTTTAAATTGATAAAAGCAGCTTCTAAGTTTTTCTTTGCCCCTTCAAAATTAGAGGCAATGCCTTTGGCAGTTTCTTCTGCCGCGCCTTTGGAATTGAGTAACGCGGTCTCGAAAGTTTTCATTCCTGCCGAGCCGCTTTTGGTTAACGCTAAAACCGTCGGCATTGCTTCTGTACCAAAAGCGAGCATCGCTTGTTTGCCGCCTTCACCTGCTTTTTGCAATGCGTCCATCGCCACGCCAACATCGCTGGTATTTACACCCAATTTTGATAATTCTTTGCGTGCGTTCGATGTCGGGTCGAGCAGCAATGACAGGACATTTTTCAGTCCTGTTCCCGCTTCGCTGCCGCGAATCCCATTGGCTGCCAGCACGTTCATCATCGCGGCAGTTTGTTCCAGCGAATAATGCGATGCGGAGGCTGCGCCACCAGCACCTTTAAAAGCCTCACCTAATTCAACAGCAGAAGTAGTGGATAAATTTGCGCCTTTAGCAAACACATCGGCAACACGCCCCGCATCTGAAAATCCTAAGCCCATGATTGAAATGGTATCGGTTACGGTTGAGGCGGCTACGTCCATGCTCACAGCTTCACTTTGCGCCAATGCTAAAACCGAAGGCAGGGTGTTAATGGCTTCGCTCGATTTCAAACCCGCCGCTGCAAGGATTTCTAAACCCGCAGCGGCTTCTGTACCTGAAACACCAAACTTGCTACCAATTTCAACGGCGGCTTTCGAGAGCGTTTCCATTTCCTGTGCGGTGTAGCCGCCTTTCGCGCCGACTTTGTCGAGCTGCGCCTCGAATTTTGCCGCTTCATCTACTGCACCTTTGAACAGATCAAGCGCAAAAGCAGCAGCTAATCCTTCCGCCAGTTTCACGCCGTTAGCACGAATAAATTCAAACGTTTTGGAAGCGTTATCTTGTGCGCTGATTAAAATTCTGACTGCTAAATTGTCGCTGCTCGCCATTTTTTACACCGCGATTAAACTGATTTTTAAGGTATAAAAATCCGCATCGTCGGGCGTTGAATAATCAATCCAAGGCTTGGCATCAATCGGATTTTTGGCGTGATTGAAAATCACATTGAAAGTTCGTGTGTCGTTTAGCGTTAAAACGAGCGGCGAAGGAGTGGTTAATTTTGACTGTAAAATTTTTAAATCAGCGCGACTAATCACCGCTGAATTGGTATCGCCAGCAAGAGTGATTTGTCGTCCCGCTTGTTTTGTACCTGTTTCGATAATTAACGCGCCTGTAATCGAGTAGGACTGGGATTGTTCAATCGGTGTCCAGTCGAATTCATCAATCCAAATCAAATCTTCAGGCAACGTTAAAGTATCAAGTTGCATGGTTTTTACGCTGAGAAATTAGACAACAGTTCAAACGGCGCAGTTCTGCCTTCTGGAATTACCATCCGACCTTTCAATTTAATATCAATCGGTTTTTCCGAAAGCCAGTCAATAGATGAATCGGACGTTAAAACGGCTTCCCACACTTTAATTTCAACGGGTTTTTCGTCAAAAACGTTAAAACCCTTCAAATGAATAATGCCGCGAATCGATGATTGTGTGCCACCTTCCACTTTGTCTGCGGTCACGGCAGCGTAGGTGTAAGACACTTTTAACGATTGCGCGTCGGTAATTGCACTGGTTGGCAAAATAAAAATCTGTCCTGCTGCGTAATCAATGGTGTAGTCGGTGTCTTTGACGTAGGTTGTCGAACCTGCGGAGTTTTTCACTGCAAAACCTGTTGCGGAGACGTTTCTAAATGCCAAATCTACCCAGCCGCCTTTGGTTGCACTCACGACTTCGTCAGTTGCACTGCCAGAGGCTTGCGAATACGCCGTTACCGTACCTTGCAATGCCATCGCTAACGCTTTTGGCGAGCATTTGTTGAACGCCAACGTTAAATCTGACGGTGACGGAATAATTGCCGTAGCACGCGGCTGTCCGTAATTTGCTCGACCTTTTGAAATCACGTCGAGTTGTTTGGAATTGAACTTAAACGAGAGTTCCCCCGCATTCAAATCCACAAAACCTTGATATTTACCGCTAACGAACCGATTAAAAAGTACGTCGCCAGCCAGCAAAATGCCTTCATCTACTGCCATGAGTTGTCCTCTGTGTGTTAGTTAAAATTGGGTGCTTTGAAAAATGAATTTTGTTTGAAAAACGTCACTCCAATAGGTGGTGAGGTTTCTGTAATAGGCAGCTCTGCCTGCCATAAACGAAACTTTTGCTGTGGTGTTTGGAGCTTTCCAACCGCGTAGTGCCTCATGAATTTCAGCGCGAATTTGTTGCAGTTCGTTGTTATTTTCAGCCCCGCGCAAGTCTTTAAAACTTTTAACGGCAACCACCACGCCGATTTGCCCCGTCATCTCTTGAGAATAGCCACGCTGACCGAGTTTGCCGTTGGTGATTTCGCCACCGTGTTCATCCATTTGAATAATGAAGGCGTAAGGCGGCTGGATTGAAGTGGGCATTTCAATGTCGAAATCCGACACCACATAAACCTTCTTTTTCAGCAACGGGCATTCATCTTTGAGCCGCTCTACAAAGTCGTTAATGTCCATTACATTTTCGCCAGTAGCGCATCGGTGAATGTTGGCAGTGGCGATGTCAGTATTGGTTTTTGCAAACCGACCGCAGGTGGTGCATCAAGCGGTGGCACGCCAAGCAGTGCGAGTAAAGACGATTTATGCAAATGCACCCGTTCAAAGAAATCAATCGCATCTTCGTAGGCTTGCCGAACTTGCGGAATTGCGCCGATGTCGTACAAATAAAAGCGCGTCATGTCGCACGCACAGCGCACAACATGAGAACTCGGTGTAGCAATCGGCAACTCAATCAGTCCGACAAGATAGCTGTCGATTTTGGCGCAGGCATCAGCGATGGCTTGTTCTAAAATTGCCTCGTTAATGTCGCCACCGAGTTCGCCAGCCTTGTCCGATAATCCCGCAATCTCATCACCCCAACCACGAGCGATTAAGTCTTGTTTGGTGCAGTACACGTTACGCTTCCGTCAATTTGATAATTGCCGCTGGGCGAGTACATAAATTGAGTGGATTCGATTGTGCTTCGATATTTACGCCTTTGTTCATTTCCATGGGTTCAACTTTGGCGTAATACGGCACACCGATAGTGTTCACCGTTTCCCAATAGTTCGCAGGCGCAAAGCGGGTGATGAATAAATCGGTGACACCCATCGGCACAGCATAGGCTTCGTTGTCAGGGATTTTTACCACCGATGTGCCGCGATAACGTTCAAACGATAAGCCGCCGAATGAAATCGGATTACGCGGGTCGTTGCGTAAATCCGCTGCGGCGTTCCAGTTCAAAACCGTTTGTTTTAGCGCGTCATGTTCGATGAGGTTTTTCCAAAAGGTTGCCCCGCAATACACCTTGATGCCGCTAAATGCCAAACCATCGAGCGCGAGTTCAACAGCGTCGATGACTTCTTGAACTTTGATACGAACCTTGGTGGAAGCCGTGGTTAAACCCATATTGACGGTAGTTTGTGCAACGCCGAATTCGGTAAATAATGAGCTGACATTACCAGCGGCATCGTAGTAACTGCCCATAATCGCGGCTAATCGGTGCGACTCGATGGTGTATTCAATTTGCCGTTTCATTTTGGCAAGGCGTTCATCGCGCACAGTGTTGATTGCCATTGCCTGACTTTCAGAGCCAAAGGCACGCACGCCTTGCACTTCGTCAGCCATAATCGTTGCCCGTTCAGGTAGATGCGGCACTTTTAAGGTACGGATGTTGCGTTTATCGCCAAGCACCACTTGTGGCGGTACATTACGCGGTTGAACCGCGACTAATCCAACCGTTTTACCGTCAGATTCAATTGAAACGTCGAGCGTTGAAATGCCTGCACTTTGAAACAATCCGCTTTCGGCAATCACCGTTGGCGTGTACAAAATGTTGTTAATGGCAGCCGTGAGGCTGTTCAGCGTAAAGCCTTCGCCTTTAAAGGGATCAAGTAACATGATTAACTTCTCGTGATGATGTGTTGGGTAGCAAGGGCTGCAATCGCCGCTGCTTTGTTTGCCACGCTAATGCCTGATTTAAAAATCAGCTTCGCTTCGGCTACTTCGGCAAGCCTTGTTAATACGGTGCAAGCGGTGTCGCCAGCAGAGGCATCGGTGGTGTTGTATAAAATGGCTGCGGCAACTTCGCTACCATCGCTGGCGGCGTTGTTATGCAGGGTGTATTTGCCCGATACCGTGATTTTGCCCAGCACCGTGCCGACGTTGAGGTTTTGACCTGAGATTAAAACGCCCTTATCGAGCGAGAGTGTTTCTTCATTTGATAACAAAAACTCTGCGCCATAAACGCCTTCGGTTTTTACGTTTGGCATTATTTAGAACCTCGTGCATTCATTTGGTGATAAATCGCCGTGGTATCAATTACAACGGGTGTGGTTGGCTGTTGCTCTGCGCCGTCGGTGGCTTGCGTGCTAAATAAATGCGCTGGCAGATTGGGTTTTTGCGTGTCTTTTTGTGCCAGTAGTTCTTTTGAAACAGCGGCAAATTGTTCAGCAGTGAAACTAAAATACGGTGCTGCTGTGGTGTCGCTATATTCCCGACCTAACGCGCTGAATAAATTTTTCACTTCGATTTCACGCGCTGATTTTTGTGCCGCTTCTGCGTCGGCTTTAAATTGGCTATTTTCGTTTTTAAGCCGTGCATTTTCGTCTTGCAGGGCTTTGATTTCTTCGGGTGTCATGGTGGATTCCTGTGTTTTTTGCGTGGTGTTAAAAACGGTGACTTGGGTTTTATCGTCTGCGCCCATCGTGACAAATGACACTTCACGAATGCGGTTTTGCTTGAGCAAAGTGATTTCGCCTGTGAACGATTGCCCATTGATAGTGTGTTGTTGGTTGGAATTGAGGTTTGCCGTTTCGGCTGGAAAGATGCCAACGGAGAGTTGCCAGACAATGCCACGGTCAGCTTTGGTAGCGATGTCTTTGGCAACGGGGTCAATATCTGCAAACAGCCGTCCTGCGATTTCGATTTGCGTACCGATGGACACGGTTTCAATCACGCCAATCGGTGAGCCGTTGTGATTAAAAAGCAGTGGCAGTGGGGTTTCAGCTTGAGTGGTAGCTAAATCAAAGGCTACAGCCTTAAACCATGAGTGGTCAGTAATCACACCACCTGCATAGGCAACACCTGAAAAGGTGCGCTCGCCTTTTGCTGTGGGTTGCGACAACTGAAAGTCAGCTAAAAAATGGAAAATTTGATTTTGTGTTTTCATGCGCGATAGATTGCCTACAGCGCGGCAGAACATCTAATCGCACGGTTTAGTAATTTAGGCGAAATTTAACTTTTCGATAAGCCAAAAAATTACTGAAAGCCTATGAGATTATTGAATTTTATGGTGACAATTTTCCGAAAAATTGAGTAGACTTTAGATGAAAAAACAGTTTTTACGTCTTATGTGTTTATAGATAGCTCCTCATGCCCCATAATACGAAGTCAAAATTTTAAACAAAAATTAAGAAATAGAATGGCATACAGTAAATTAAAGCTGGACAGAAACAAGATAATTCCCACAATTAAAGCATTAGGGGTATCTTGTTCTGAGCCTATTGAAAAAGGCATCGAAAGACATATTGAAATTTCTTATACGGATGAGCCTACTGCTTTGCTGGTTTTATATTATAACCAAGATGCAACAACGACCATTAGTGTATCTAGGGGGAAAAACCAAGCGAAAAGTAAAGAAATCGCTGATTTGATTGTTAATAACTGTTCAATTAGTGATGCTGCTAATACTTCCCTATATTTCAGTATTAGTGAAACAGATTTTAATAGTGTTATTGAATATCTTGTCGATGAATGTAATGCTAAATCTGAATCAAAAATTATTTCAGGGGGCATCCAGCATCATTGTGTTGGTGAGTATGGGGACAAGTTAACTATAAAGTTTTTTAGTAAGAAAGGAGCAATGCAGGTTCAAGGAAAGCCAATAATGCTGTATTCAGATTTAATAGAAATTTTATGTGAATTACTGCCTTATGAACAAGTTGTGAAACCTCAATTTGAATCTATTAATGTCAAATATGAACCAAATAAAATTCTTGATGAACTACAATCGGCGTTACCACATGCTTATGATTTCTTACATCAAAAAACAAAATCTGTTTTGACACCTTCTTTAGCTTTAAGAAGAATCAACATTGAGCTAGATGATTATTCCTTATTTGTAATGCCTGCCCTAAGGGGCTTAGAGGCTTACATAAAACAATTATTTGCAGAAAATGGAATTATTGTTGGTCGAGATGGATTTAAAACTTATTTGACAGGTAAAAAGCCGTATTCACTTAATTCCGATGCAATTAGCTTAATATCATGCCCAAGAACAGTTAAAGCGATAGAGGATTCGTACAGTTTTTTATCTAAACATAGGAACGGACTGTTTCATGCGGATGGGAACGTAGCAACTACTATGATTATAGAAAATCGTTCAACTGCCGACCAGTTACTAAATGAGACACTACTAACTATTGATAGCAGTTACGCTCTGATAATGTCATAAACATAAGGTGAACAAAATGAACAGTCAATTCAAATTACAACAAACCAATATTAAAAATTATGAATTTGTTATTTTGTCTGTTGATTATGCACGTATCGATGAATATTTAGATGACATTGCGAATAATTTAAAAGGGTTTAGTTATAAAGGTAAAATGCTTTTTGATTTAGTTATGTCTAATGGATTATCAGATAGATTTTATGAAGCGTATTTTGATGGTCAAAGATTTGATAACAAGAGTTTTATCAAGTTAACTGAAATTCCTTGTTCTATAATTGAAATTTCTAATAATTTTTATCGAGACAACTTGTTTCTACTAGACAATAGTGTATTAACAAAACCTCAAAAATTTTTGTTTAAGAAATCCCTAGTAGCATAAAAAAACAAAATTTTAGCAAGAAGGCACTGTAATATTTATGCAACAAAAAGCCCGACACGGCATCGGGCTTTTTGTAGTTTTACAGTAGTCTTGTTATTGGCTTGCCATAAAGGCTTGGTAGCACTCATCGCTCACTTCAATTTCGTCGGGGATAAATTCACCAACATCACGTCCCATCATAAAACGCTGGGGCTGACCGTTGATATAGTAAGAATCTCCATGTCTGTTGAGTGGGATTGCATAAACAATCCAGTCACCCAAGCCGCCAAGATAGCTAAAACCAACATCTTCTTCTTTGATCATGAAGCCAGCGTACTTTGGATGGTTGCTTTCATAAATTCCTGCAATGGGGCATTTTTCAGTAGTTTCCATAATTTTACCCTTGATGCTTGTTAGGTGTGGCGGGGGCTTTCCACCCCGCCGTTTTGTTTTATTCGACTATATCTTGCGCCGCTTTTGCAGCACACAATGTTGCGATAACCTGCGCCAGCGTTTCGTTCAGTTTTTCCACTTTTGGGAATTGCTCTTGATGTAACCCACTGGTTGCCAGTTCAAATAAGATGGCGTTAACAACTTGGGTTAGTGTTTTTGCATTAAATTCGCTGGCAATTTCAACAACCGCCTGTCCAACTTCGCCGAAATGCTCTGCCGCTGCTTTTATTTCGTCAGCTGAAACTTCGTAGTTTTCGCCAAGCACTGCGATAACTTTTTCTGCCGCCTCGAAAATTACGTCGTTTGCGCGGTCGGTATCGATGTCGCCGTTTTCGTCGAGTGGAAATTCGATGGTTTCCATCAAATCAATTTGTTTTTTGGCTTCTTCGTATATTTTTTTCATGGTGGTTCCTTTTTTTGGTTGAGTGGGCGGGGCGTTTAAACCCCGCCGCTTGTTTAAACCGAGATGCCTGTGAGTTTAAAAAAGAATCTTGGTTGGCGTGAGCCGATGTCAAATTTCGCTTCACCCGTTACTAAACCCGCTTGTTTGAGTTCTTTAAATTGGTCAACGGTAAGTTGGGCGGCATTCTTTGCTCTGACCAAGCAGCCTGTTTTAGCGTATGCGTCTTTTAATGCTTCAAAGCCTGCTTTGGTTGATTCGTTTAAGTTTGTTTTCATGGTCTTTCCTTTGTTTAGGTGTTGTTTTAAAAGGCTTTTTATGCCGTCGGGACACACATTACCGTTCAATTTAAAATGACATCAAGTTAAGAAAATAAGTCGAACCCTTAAAACGCAAAAAGCCCCGCAACACTGGGGCTACAGGGCTTTGAAATAGTTTTTTAAGTACCGCACTCGCCACTTACAAATGCTGTTCAATATGCCGTTTAATAATTTCTACGATGTCTTTTTCCCATTGGTTAGGGAGCTTGCTGATTGGCATAAATGGACGAGCGGGAATATCGCCCCATAAATGCGGGAACTGGGCTTTTGTGCCGCCAAAATTCATCATGGCGGCTTGCGGGGCGTTTGTACCCACCACAACCGACTGCGCGGCGGCTTGGACAGAAAACGAGTTTTTCAAAATTCCTGTGTCGTTTAACGGTTGGTCAGAGTGATTACGTCGCCTTGAAATGGTGGTTGGCGACAAGGCTTTCCAATTCACACCGTCGGGCGATTTCATATCCCGAAACCCAAGCCGAATGTTGGCTACCAAAACTTGCCCGATGGAATTCGTGGCAGGTTGCATATCTGAAACCAGACCACCTAAAAAATCGAGCGCGTTATTTATCTGCTGGTTATCAACCTGAACGGTTAAGTCAGTCATCAAATAGTTCCTCGAACGTTTTGCCTTTGAACGCTCGCTCGAATTCCGCATCTATTTCGGCGGTGGTTGTAATCGGTGCATCAGTAAAAGTACCGACTAGCGGTTGCTTATGAAACTTATCCTCGAAATGCCGAATCTCCTCGCGTGTCCAACCTTCGTAGGGATTGTGGTTCGAGGCGTTGTTAGCAGCAATCATTTCTGTTATTTCATCAAGGTGCTGTTTTTTGACCGCTTCATATTCTGCCAGTGTCATACCACACAATTTAGCGTTATTTTGTAACTCCGTAATAGTCGATTTCGTCATTTTATATCTCTCTCAATTTGATATACCACTTACCGTCGTTCTTTTCTTTGCTAACCACCATGTGTTTAGCACCGCTGTTAATAAGCACCTCGTTTTCTCTGCGATATTTTGACAGTTTAGAAACGTCAACACCGCTGTTTTTAGTTTCAATTGTGTAGATGACATTACCACTAAATTTGCCATCCATAGACATCGTTGTGCTAGAGAATTGCTCATATTTCACTGTGTTACCAACAACATAGTTATCAATGACGCTCTGCGGTAAATCAACGTCCCTGCGAACCGTTCCTGTAAATTTTTCTGCCTTATTCAACGCTGTTTTTAACACTTCTTGAAAGTCATGCAACATGGCAGATTTTTTCGCCGTTTTTGCTTTTTGCCAACCGCCTAAATGTCCGTTCAAATCTTCATAAGTATGCCCCGTGTAAGCATAAATGGCTTTGTGTTCATCTTCGGTAAGTCCCATTTTAGCGGCGGCTTCAATGCCTTCTAAGAAATTGTCATCTTCCCAATAATGGTCAAGGTCAAACTGGTCGTTGACGTTTGCCATGATTTCGCGCTGGCGTTCCAAGCGCGGAGCATACTGTTCACGACCTTGTTTAACTTTGTCAGCTAACTCACGCTGTGCCTTTTTATAAGGCGTTTCGTAATTGGGTGGGTCAGGAATTTTGCCGTCATAAACGCCATTAACGAATTTATGTGGGTAATTTTCCTGCGTCCATTTGAGTTTGACCTTCGTCCATTTTTTGGCTTCTGGGTCAGTTTGCATTACATCAAGCGCGTTGACCTCGCTTTGAATAAATGTGTCGTCCTGTAACAGCCCCTCTTTTTTAAAAGTCTTTTTAACTTTTGAATTTGATGGCGAGAGTTTTATTTTTGACGGATTAACCCAGTTATCGTTTTTATCAAAATTTTGCGGCAGAGCTTCACGCATCAAATCGCGTGATTCATCGTCCCACGTCGCGGCAATTGGATCTGCTTCGGCAACATTGCTCGCTTTGCTGGTTTTTTTCAACGCTGCTTTCGGTTTTTTATGGCTACCATCAACGATTTCTTTTTTATCGTCGTCCCATTGCCATGTTTCCCCCGTTTTGGGATTTTTAATTTTATCGCCTGTTTTGACGAGGTCAGGATTAAATACGCCGTCTTGAAATTTATAGGGGAACGTTTTTTGAACTTTATCAATATGTTCCTTTGACCACGCTTTTGCCGCAGGATTGGTTTGCGGTGTTTGACTGGCTAATTTAGAAGTAGTTTTAACCTTTGGAGGTGCATCAACAGGCATTTTTGCCACGATGTTGTCAACGTGCAGCGAATCGTCTTTTGGCACAACGACTTTTTTCTTGAGTGATTTGGCTAATTTTGGCTCGACTGTTTTAGCCGCCGCTTTTGCCAATCTGTCAGCGATGGCTTTGTTGATGCCCTCTGTAATATCAGAGCCGCAGTTGTAATCCCAGCCCTTATCGGGCTTCATGCTGTCGAGATCGATTTTTTTGTTTAAACCGTTGTCACCCTTGGAGCGTGCTTGAGCTTGGCTTTCGCTAAGAGAAACCACGGAGCATCGACATCTGTAACCGTTGGCGGGGTAGTGCGTGTTCCAAAATGGGTCGTCAATACGACGGATAATCCCATCGAGAGCGCGGTGGCTAGGACGAGTACGACTATCGTTAATCGCATCGTACATAAGGTAAGGTTGGTAGACTTCATTTTGCTTAAATTGTTCCCAATGCCCACGGTTGTAGGCGTTTTGAATGTTGGTGCGATAGATATTGTCGAGGCGGTGTTTTGGCAACCCTAAATCTTGAACAGCAACGCCATCTTGCCATTGCTCAAACGACTGACCATCGGCTAATTTTGCGAACAGTGAATTGAGGACAGCTTGAAGCTGGTCAAGGCTGGCAACGCCTGCAATTGAAAATGCCAACTGCCGCTGAATGCCTTGCAACTCGCCGTAGTATTTTGCAGGCAGCACGATTTCGCGTGCATCCATGGCAGCAATCGCTTCATCAAACGGGACATTAAAACCGATGGATACCGTTGTATCAGGCATTCACATAACCCAATACGTCAGCTGCAAACATCGCTCGTTCTAGCATCTGCCGAAATTGTGCGGTATCAGTATCGGCAAATAACACCGCTAATTTATCGGCTAAATCTTCTGGCGATTTTGCAGTTTTAATGGCATTGAAAATTGCCCCTTCAGAAATCGGACTGCTCGAATTTGCCAGTGCGTTGTCTGCTAAATTTTCAATTTCTTGTTGGGCTGAGGTAAATCTCGCGCCCATGGGCGCGTAAAAATTAAACGATTCCCTTCCGCCCATGGGCGGATGGTTTTCATCTTTTCTTGCGCCAATTGGCGCAAAAACATTATCAGCCGCTGAAAATTTCTTTCCGCCAATTGGCGGATTGATGGTTTGATTTGGTAATTCGGCAGGGATTTCAAAATCACCTTCTTCATAGTCGTACACCCGCAGCAAATAATCGGGCGTGAGTTTAAGTACGCCAGCTTGCACCAGCTTGGAATCACGGTCAGCACGTTCAGTTTCCAATCCCGTGTCATCTTCCATCACAAAAGTCGGTGGTTCACCTGTAAAACCGTTCAGCGTGTGCAACGCCGTGACCAGTGTTTGCACCGTTTTTGTCACTAAACGCATATCCGCCTTGCGCCTGTCATCGAGTACCGCTTGATGCACTTTTGCAGCGGCAAAACTACCTGTTTTGCCAACATCGGACGTTAACGTTTGCCCAAGAATGACCTTTTGAATCCGCTTTAAAATGGCATTTTCAAATTGCTCAAAGGTCGCGCCGTTTTGCTGCACGCTCATAAACTCCGCTTCCCAACCAGCGGGGAGCGCAAGCGTAGCGTTTTGCACAGCGGCATTTAAAACAACGGATAAATGGTCAACCGATGGTGTGCCGTCCGCCATGGGCATATCGGGTGCAGTGCCTTTTAAAAAGGGAATCCCAGCGCGTTCAAGATTCTTTGCCCAGAATTTCCAGCCGTTGACGCGAAACAACCACGCCCAGTACAAACGCGACAACACCGCTTCGCCGTAGGGCTGACGGTAGGTTTGATTACGCACGGTGAGCAGAAATTTGTAATCGGTATCAACGGCTGTTCCCATTGGGTCGAGCATCGAGCGATAAATCAAATCACCGTTACTTTTTGGCTCGAACCATTCAAACGGTTTTTCGCTAATCTCCGCGAGAGTAATTTTGCCGTCGGTGTTTTTATAAATTATTTCCTGCACGCTGTAGCCATAAAGTACGGCGTTAAATGCACCGCGCAGTACCGTGGCAATTACGCGCTCGATCTCATTCCACAAGAAATTGTTTTGCCGAACTAATCCTGATTCCAACCGCCATGGTGTTGCAATCAACGCTTCACGACGGGTTTCAATCGCGGCGTAAATTTCGTCATCGGATTCCAAAGTGCGAAGTTCTTTGCGATGAATACCGAGCTTTTTTAAGGTCTCATCGGTATCTGCCATTTGCAGCAGATTGTTTAGCAAATAATCAATTGCCTGCTCGTTGTAGAGGGCTTTCGGTGCGGTCGCCATCAATAAATCCTCGCACCAGAGGTAATCGGGGCAGATTGCGCGATACCTGTTGCGCCATAAAACGCAATCGCCAGTGACATTACGGTGTCATCGTGTTGACCATGCGGTGCGCCGTAACGAATCATGCCGCTGGGCAAGCGTTCTTGGTCAAAACACATGAGTTCGTTAATCAACGGCGAATAATCGGGAATCGAAATCGTGCCTTGCTCAAACGCAATGGCGAGTTTTTCAATGATTTCAGCTTTACTGGCGTTGGTGGTTTGAAACGCACGGACAGGCAGACCACGGCGTTTGGCTTGTTCGAGAAACGGCAACCCTGTGTTGTTGGATTCAATCAGAATTGGTGCGCCTTTGAAGCGTTGCGACATGGCGACCAGCCGCTCCAATTGCATGACGTATTCGACTTGGTTAAATCTATCGACGGCGACAACTTTACGGTCACGCGCATCAACCACGGTGATGACGGTAAAATCCTCAACCCGCGCTAAATCCACGCCGATAACGTAAGCTCTAGCATCGGCATTTTTTTGTTCTTTTCGCCACCAATCGTCGCCATTGATTTCATAAGTGCAAGCGCGAATGTTACGAAACACGCCACCTGCATCATCTAAGAATTGCGCGAGGTATTCTTGTTGGAAAGTACGTTCAGGGAGATTGCGACGGGCTTCTTCAATTTCGTCTGGATGGATAAACGGATTACACGCGGTGGGCATTTGCCAGCTTGCCCAGTTGGGTTCGTGGTTAACACCACGTTGATAACAGTCATAAAAATAATTTCGCCCCTTGGGTGTGGATAAAAACCACGCATCGCCACCAAAATCAGTCAGCGTCGGGCGAATGGCGTTCTCCCATGCAGGTTGTAGCCGTTTAGCAATGCCTGCTTCGTCAATAATCACGCGGCTATATTTACGACCACGCCCTGCATCTTCATCTTCGAGTGACCAGAAATCGACTGCACCGCCGCCGATAATTTCGAGGCGTTTGGATTGCTCACTTTTGCAGGTAATCACGGGCTTTAAGCGGTCTTTGGATTCACGCCACGCGGCATCAAGCACTTTATACGTCGGGGCAAACCAACCGACGGGATAGCCTTGCAACGCGGCAGTCGCTAAATCACTGCACGCACTCGCACCCAACGCCAACATAATGCCGAGCGCGGTTTTACCACTCCGCCGCCCCAAGCAGACCACGTTATAACGGGCGCGACCTTGCCACACCTTTTGTTGCGCGATGTGCAACGCAGGCAATTTAAGTCTTTTTGTCATCAACTTCCCACTCTTTTAAAAAGCCGTCTCACCACAGAATGGCAAGGCGGCAAACCTTAGAACAAAACGAACAGCGTTTTTTCTTATGGCAACAACGCTGCGCCGTCTAAGAAGTGGGTGTATTGAATCGTGACGGTTTTATCCACCAACGTACCGATTTCAGTCGCTAAATAGCCGTCTAAGGCATCAATGAAAATCGCGCCTTCACCATTGGTTACGCGCAAGTCATAAGTCACGCCTTCTGCGGTGACGTGCTGCACCGTGCCTTGGTTTAAAACGACCATGACGGGATGTGCTAAGTTCAATGGCTCGACATCCGAAGTCACTAAAATGGTTTCGATGGTTGTGCCTGTGACCACGCCGCCGTTGAGCAACGCGCTAACTTGGTCTTTGTTGGCAGTGACGGTTGCCGCTAAAGTAGCAACAGACGCATTGACTGACGCAATCGCGGCGTTAATTGCATCTGCAACGCTGGCGTTTGGATTGACCGCGATGTAATCGGCGATTTCTTTTAATGTGTTTAACGCTTCAGGTGCAGCACCGATTAAATCGGCGATTTCTTTACGGAATGAACCGACGGTGGTGGAATCACCGTTGATGGTCGCAACCAATGTTGAAACTGGTGAAACCGCCGCGTTGATGGCATTGGTACGCGCCGTGACTTCGGCGTTAATCGCTTCGGCTAATGCCGCAGTGCTACCTGTGCCAACTGCTGCCGCTTGGGCTTGTAACGCGGCTAACGCTTCTTTTAAACCTGCAATCGAACTTTGACTGTATTGAATTTGTGCCATGAGAAAATCTCCAGAAAGGCAATGACGGTGTTACTTAGTCCGACAACTGAGAGTAGCCTTGCGGCGATTTAATCTTGCGGGGCATCAAAGCGAATGCGCCATTTGGTTTTAGTTTTTTTCTTTGATGAACGCTTGGTTTGTACAAAAACGATTTCTTTAGGCAATTTAAAATTTTCACCTTGCTGGTTTTTTATCTGCTCATCGAGCGCGGCAAGGGCTTCCTTCAAACCTGCAATCGAACTCTGGCTATATTGAATTTGTGCCATTTTTTAGCCTTTGTTCGTTTAGCGTTTTCACCAACTTTCGCACTCGTTCAAATTGCGGTTTGCAGGTGCTTTCATATTCATTTTTCAAACGATTTAACGCGGTGGTATCGACATCAAGGCAAACTCCAGCACTGATAATCGTGTACGATACGCCTTGCTCAATAGCCCATGCGGCAAAATAAAAATCTCGAATAATCATGTCGCCTCAATGTAAGTCACCACAGCCAGTGCGCCTGTGTAGTCGTAGCTGGTATCTAAAAAACGCAAAACGTAATCACCGTTCAAACAGTCGAGCGCAATGTTGTCATGGGTTTCCGTAACAAAATGTCCCACATCACCGTAGGGCAAATAAACTTGCGCGATACCTAATACAAAATTGCCCAGCGGTTTGCTTGGCAACACGCAGACAAAATCAACAATCGGCATCTTCGGCGTGGTGACACAGGTCACGCCACTGGTTGAACCGCCACCACGCACGCCTTCAACTCTAATTACCGACACATCTTGTGATACCAAAATCAGTGGTTGTTGCACCTCGGTGACGATAATGACCACCTCTTGCGTGTTGTTTGAATTTGCAGCCATTACGATTTCGCTCGTGTGATTTGCGGAATCACGAAAACTCGCGCTCTGTAATCATCAATCGGTGGCAAAATAGTGGTGATTTCGTTTGCGGTGCTTTTCACCTGCAAATCGTAGTAATAACTGCCTGCTGGCAATGCGGCTGTGACTTCGGAAGGAATGTGCAAATAACAAATCCCATTCACAGGGTCGTCCATCGGATATTGTCCTGCCACTGTTGAAACGTGCAGCACTGCCGCTTCGTCGGTATCAGCAAAGTCTTTTTTTAAGGTCAGCCAAAATTTGTAGCCCGTGATGTTCGTCACGACCGCGTATTGAATTTGCAGCCGATAATCGTCGCCGTTTCTAATGCTCGGAATGTTCTTTTTAGCCATTGTCGCGCTCGATGATAATTTTTTGCGGTTCGTTATTGTTTTGCTGGGCATTAGTGTTGGTAATGGTCGCAGCGGCTGGGTAATACGGCACAACGCCTGACACGCGCATCGTTGAAACCAAGGTATCGGCGACAATTTTGCAGTCGATGGGTTTAGGTGTTTCGCCCATCGATTTGACAGCCATCATCGCCACTTTTTGCCCCGCCTTGGCGTAAAACTCCCGCACTTTGGTTTGCTCGTCGATGGCTTTGGTGACGACTTCCTGTGCTGTTGAATCCAGTGTTGAAATGACCTCTGAAACCCGCGCCCCGTCTGCGATAAGCTGTTGAAACTTACCTTTCTCCCAACCTTCGTTTTTTGCCCGTTTGCTGACGGTGGAACGGTCGATACCTGTTTCGGTGCTGATGTCATTTAAACTTTTGCCTGTTTCAAATAACGCCTTCGCTTTTGCCCATTGCTCAGGGGTAGCAGGTTTTGCTTTAGCCATCGACCAGCGCGTTGAATAACTCCCCGCTGCTTTCCAAAATGGCTGCTTTGCCTGTGAGTTCTTGCCAGCGACGTACAATCACGTCGCAATACTTCTCCTCGAGTTCCATTAAACGGGCAACACGATTGGTTTTTTCGCAAGCAATCATGGTCGTGCCAGAGCCGCCGAATAAATCCAAAATCATCTCGCCGTCGTTGGAACAATCCAAAATCGCATCGACCACCAGTTGCGTCGGTTTCACGGTGGGGTGGAGTTTTTCGTTGCCGCGTTCTTCATTGGTAAATGATGTGACCATCGGATAATCCCAAACGTTGGTTCGATAACGCCCCGTTCCGCCGAGTTGGAAATTGTTGGTGTGTTTTTCTGTGCCGTTTTTATAGGCGAAAATCAGCTCGTGTTTGTTGCGATAAAACGTTCCCATGCCGCCGTTGTTTTTATTCCAAACGCACAGGTTTTTGAGTTCGGTGTAAATTTCACCAGCGGAGGTGAGTTCTTGAATGTGTCGCCAGTCCATACAAACGTAATGAATCGAACCATCTTTTGAGGCGGCAATCAGGCAAGTGAACACAGCGCGTAAAAAATCGGTGAACTCGTCTTTGGTCATTTCACCCGATGCCATTTTGAATTCACCATGAATTCTGCCGATGCTGTTTTCTGACGCGGCACTGCCCAGACCTGAAATTTTGACGTTGTACGGCGGGTCGGTGAATATCATGTCGGCTTTGTCGCCGTTCATTAGCGCGTCCACAGCATCAATACTGGTACTGTCGCCACACATCAAACGGTGTTTGCCGCATAGCCACACGTCGCCGAGTTTGGTAATCGGAATAGCAGGTAGTTCTGGCACATGATCAAGGTCAGCATCGTCATCAAGCGTGGTGACATCGGTGTCGTCAAATTCACTCAAATCGAAATCTTCAAAGCCTGTTAAATCCAAATCAAAACCGAGTTCGTCGAGTTCTGTGAGTTCAAGGCGTAGCAAATCCATGTCCCATTCAGATTCGCTCACTTTGTTGTCAGCAATGCGAGCCGCTTTGGCTTGTGCAGGTGTTAAATCTGTGCGAACAATAACGGGAATCGTGGTCATGCCCAGTTTTTTACAGGCAAGCAATCGCCCGTGACCTTTAATAATCACGTTGTCGCTATCCACCACAATCGGTACGTCGTGACCATACTCAGCAATCATCGAAGCGAGTTTGTCGATTTGTTCAGCAGGGTGTTTTTTGGTGTTGTTCGCGTAGGGAATCACGCTGTCGATAGCGACCCGAATGATTTGTGCGTCAAATTTGTTCATGTTTGTGTCCACTATCCAATTGAAACCATGCCGCCCGCTTGTTTGTAAGCACTGACTAAAAAGTTCATGGATTGCTCATGTTGTCCATAACCCGCGTTGGGCAAACTCGCCCAGCGTGACGCGCATTTTTTAATCGCTTCTTCAATGCGTCCTTTTTCAATATCTTCTAAGGCATGACATTCGCGGATTAACTGCACGGCAATGGCATCTTGTGAGGCTTTGCCGAAGTCTTTTAAACCCAGTTGTTTTTTATAAGCATCAAAATAACGCGCTAAAATTTGATAGCGACCTGCGGCGGTTGATTTAATGCCCAGTTTTGGCAAATCGACGGCAATGCGTGGATGGTCAGCGTAGCTATTGAAGAATTTGCCGCCAACTAAAACGTCGTACCCATCATCCCCTTTGCCCCACGTTCCTTCGCTTTTAGCAATCGCGTCTAAAAATGCTTTTAAGTTTCTAGCAATCATTTTTCAGCTCCTGTTTTTGCACACTGAGCAATTCCGAGTTTTTTACGCAAAAATAATTCAATGAAATAAATCGCACGGCTGCCCATGTGACCAGATAGCCCCACGAGTGCAGCGGTAATAGTTTGGTCAAGATTAGAGGTTTGGCATAAGAAGAAGGTAATCACGCCAACAAAACTGCTGATGACCATTTCGCCGATAAGTTCGTAAAAACTGAACTTTTTGGTGATGCCTTGTTTGATTTTGCGGATATAGCTGGCAATGCCGCCCCACATGGATAAAAAACACACCCATGCAAACGTCATAATGCTGTCTGCGTTGAAATTAAAAGGATTGGGGAGCATTGGCGTACCCGCTAAAGAGTGGAATTAGCGTTGTACAGTAAAGATTAGTGAGATGGGTTTCTAATCGCGTGATTTAGTAAAACGTGCGAAATTTTGCACAAAAGAAACCTTGAATTGCAAAAATTTTAATTAACAAGAGAGTATTTACTTGAAATTTTAGTCAAATCTTGAAGATCAATCATATACTTGTTCCTCGAAAATTTTTTTGAACCAATTTTAAATTGACGTTCAAATAGTTGCATCGAATCCATCATGTCTTTAATGAAGATGCCGTCTTCAAGATAAGCTACAAGGTCATCAACAGAAAATGATAAATCTTTCCAAGTTCTGTACTTCTTATCGCCAACAATAATTTCGCCAGATTTCAATAAATTAAGTAATTCGTGTACTTGTCTAACAGGATGGCTATTGCATTTATAGCTGTTAAATACTCTATTGCCTATTGCAATACATGTGATGACTTTGTCGGATGGGATAGCATTTTCCCAACCAAGAGAATCAAATAGTTTTTTTTGTTCGGATAAAGTATTTAACCATTTTGCACGTTTTTCTAATTGTTTTGCGGCATGAGTTATACGTTCGTAACTATTCCTTAATTCATAGACATTGCATGGATGAAATGAATTTTTACATTCAAAAATGAAAAGATGTTCATCACGATAAGCAATAATGTCAATTTCTAATTCTTCGTTATTAAATCGACGTTTAACTTCAACTTCTGTCAAAAAACCTATATTTTTTAATGTATTAGAAAGTATTGTTTGCATAGGATCTGGGCTATTCTCCCGCATGGTTAATCTTTTTTGTTCACGGCAAAGAATATTTCTAATCAAGTTAGATGATGCAAGAATGGCAGGAGAAAACATATAGTTATCGGTAGACTTGATTATTGGCGAATATTGTATGTCTATGTAACTAGCGTCTTGAGTATTACAAGTTAGCAAAGCTAAGATTTCTTCAGCTTTAATTTTAGAAAGAAGAATTCTATCGAAAATGGTTATTAACTGATTGTTATCAAATACAGGAACACATGATTGTAATTGAATTTTGTATCTATCTGATTTACTTGAATGCTGTGAAAATGCTTCATGAAAACAACTAAGTGTAAAAAGAAAGAATCTTTGAATTTTTAAAATATCGATTACGGTTATATTCCCTACTACAGGGGACTGAATTGCTTCGTTTTCAGAAATGTAATCTTCTATAGATAACGCCTTCAAATTTATATAGTCTTCTAAAAATAGGTTGTCATTAGAAAATATGTTTAGAAATTTTTCATTATCTGGTACTTGAAGCACATAGCGAGCTATTGGTTTCTTTTTTATCTCTAAAAATTTTTTTTCTGTTAGTTCAAGAAAAGAATTTGCCATTTGCAATACAGATGGAATTTTTGAAAGCATTTTTTGATAGTGATAGGTTTTGATCTGCATTTGCATATTTGATTGAATGTATCCAAGATTTATTGATTTTTCTAAATCAATATCAATAGGTTCAATTTTAATTTCTCCTTTTTCATTTTTTAATGCTTTATATGGGAAAGCATCAACAAGTATCTCCATAGAATTAAATTGACACATTTTCGCCGCATCGATGAGCAATTTTGAATAAAATTCTTTTTTAGAATTATCAATTAAACAAAAGTGATTTTTTTCAATTTCGCCAACATTAGTTTGAAATAAAGTAAAAAGGTAAGAAAAAGCTTCTGCCATACTTTCTCGAGAGTATGCCTGAACAGAATCTGTCTTTAATTCAAGATTACCGAGTGATTCATCTAAGAACATTCCGTCAACAGTCGCTAATAACGTTTTGATAACGTAATTTCTCTTGATTGATAGACGGGCTATAAGAGAATTTCTTTGTTTTATTAACTCATCACTTAATAACAATAAATTATTAACCGATTGAAAATATTCGATATGCTCTTGAGTCAGTGCATAGTGGTTTGCATTTTCCAGCATATCATTTACCAATGACTGCAAAACTTCCCCTTTATATTCATATTTTGAGCATCTAAAAAGACCTTCTCGCCGTATTGTTGAAATAATTTTTTCAGGGGATGTAAGTAACATTGCTCTCATGATGGAAATTGCATCACTAATTTTTCTATTTGAAATATATTCTCTAAGTTTTTCTTTAGCTGTTTTCAAATCACTTTTGGATAATTGATATTTTTTCATTTTAAATTGATTAAAAATGTCCAATGGAGAACTAGTGTTATTTATCTCAAAAATAAATTGCGCTAAATCCATGTTAAATCTCTCCCCAAGCAATTGCCGAAAGTTCGTTTTTTTCGACTAACATAATAATTCATCAAATTCACATGTACATTTTTCCATTAAACTCACTTCGTGTACCAGCATTAGAAATTTTCTTGTCTTTTGTTACGTTGTTCTTTGATAATTTTGCATATGTGTTGGTAGCACAAATCATACTCTCGGCAGAGCTGTAACGCATTGCGTCCGTTAAATTTACGATAAATTTCAGCGTTACGTTCGGAATAGTTGTTAGATTTTTTATGGATGTAAATTGGTACGCCACCGTAGTTTTGGCGAAAATTTAGTGTTAGGTCTTCACTGATGTCTTCAGCGACTTGGGATTCAACTGAGCGGGCTTTGAGTTCACGCGCAATAAATTCACGCATTTCTGTTAAAAAATTGGGCATCATCAAGCCTCCAAAGCGTTACGGGGGCAAGATTATAAATGACTTATAAACAGCACAATTAAAAATAAATGGCATAAGAGCGTCGAGAAGAAATCAGGTACAACTCCGTGAGGAAATCTATAAGAATAACGCCTCAGAAATGCTACAATCACAACCACTGGACGATGTCAACGCACATGTTATTGCGTAAACCATTTAAATCACCACAAAATATACAAAAAATGAATTTACTTAATATCTTTGAAGCGTTGAAATCACGGTCTTTTTCATTTCGTCAACTTCAATCAGAATTAAAACACCATCAAATGCCATCAGCTTTGGGTTGGGATTTATTACAGAGTCGGTATTCTAATAATTCACTTTTTGAAGATGATGAATTGGCAAATTGGAACAATTCGTTGCAAATGATATATGCAAATCATCTTTGGTATGGTGCAAAAGCTGTTGTCATATTCACCTTAGGGCAGAAAAGTTGTTTAGATTTAATCGATGAGTTTTCTAAATTAAATTTAGAGCAATCCCCTTATAAATCTAGCTATCCATTGCCATTGACAGAATGTGAGCTCAAGGAAATAACAGCAAAGCATTTTGCTAGTTTTTTTTCAAAAGATGACGAAGCGCGTTTAATTTTTTGTAAAAAACGTGCGGTAAAAATTACCGAATTAATTACATACGATACTTTAGAACCTGCTTTCGTGAAACATTTAGGAGAAGTTGAGGAAATAATTGTTGTTCGTAATAAACTGATTCAATCATTCGACAGCATTGTTATTCGTCCAGATAAAAACAGATTGGAAATCCATATTGATATACCAAATCAATTAACTACAGAAGAAATATTGGAGTCAGTCAGAATTCTTAAACACACTATTGATAAAACATTGCGTGAATTATCAAGTGATGAAGAATTGAGCAGCCCGATAAACTTTTTTCCCAGCATTGCAAAATTGTACAAGGAAGATGATGGCTGTGTCCTTCAACTGAAACATGCTACAGGGACGGCTTCGATTAAGGATGAAAAAATGAGAGGGAATAAATATTTGGATTTAAGAGAGGAATTATTTCACGAAAAAGGAATTGAGGCAGTTGGAGGGGATACCAATTGTTACTCAATAACAAAATGTTGGGAAACAGATACAGGACATTATCCACAAGTTACAATTTCTGGAAGTTTATCTCATACGGTATCTTCAAATCCGACCATCGAATATGTTGTTATTGATAATAGTGGATGTGAAAAGAATTTTGAAATGGTCATTACTAAATTACTCGATACTGCAAAGTGAATAAACAAAAAATCATTCAATATATGGAAGAAGACCTCAGTAAATTACCTGATTTGCTAGAAGTTTGTCGTGCCATTTTTGATTATATTTGTTCACAACCAAAACAAAACCTGAGGCATATTACATTTGGAGCATTGAGTAGAGCGGCAAACTTAACCCAGACACATGAAATTATTCCAGCGGTGCAATACCTTACAGGAGAACGACTACACTTATTATCAACAAAATTTGAATTCATAGATGGTGATTTTGTTGTAGATATTCCTATTGAGGATGTAACCGAAGCAAAAGAAAAAAATGTTTTTTTCCATCCTGATAAAGGCGAGGTGATGAGTGATTTTGAATCAAAACTGTTTATGTATTTCACGTTAAGCCCTGATGGCGAAAAACTACTTAGCGGACAAATTTGAAATGCAATTAGAGTCACTTTCATTGGCTGATTTTAAAAATTTACGCGAACTTCGTCCAGATTGTGCCAGATTTGCAGATTTCATACTTGTGCAAACTTATGAAGAATTTGTAAATATTCTCTACCAAAATATTGATGAGTGCATCAGATTGATGGAGGGTGGTCGTAACCTTAGAAAAAATGATGGTGAAGATCGTTTAACTGAGGATTTTAGAATGTTTTTGCGTGCTAAAGGCTATCAAGCAAGGCATGACGAAAATATAAATGGGCATAGTGACTTAGTTGTTAGTCAGAAAGATAAGCCCTATTTATGGTTGGGCGAAGCAAAAATTCATGATGGTGGTTATACTTATTTGCGGCAAGGTTTTGATCAATTAACTACACGTTACTCGCTTGGAACTGAGGACGCTTTCCACGGTGGATTATTGATTTACATTCGTCAACCCAAAGCCGCAAAAATAATTGCAACATGGAAAAAACGACTTGCAGCATTTAAATTAGATGATTATTCGGAATCAGAATGTGCAATGAAACCAAATTTGGCTTTTTTCTCTACGCATTGCCATGAGAGTTCTGGGCTACCTTTTACTGTTCGACACATGGCTATAGTGTTACACCACAATCCCCAAGATAAATGAAACCTTCTGTTATTTATTAGTCAACATCAACAAATCAAACACCACCTTAGCAAAACCCGCCGATTTTGCTGGATCAGATAACAGCTGCATCATTTGATTTTGATGTGCTTCGCCACTTTCCATAATTGCGTCGTCAATGGCTTTCGGGAAATTGCCGAGCATGGCTTGTTCGGGTGTATTTTCTGTAATTTGCTTCATTACCAGCGCATTTTCGCTGATTTTATCTCGAATCGTGTAAGCGTAATTCACCATGTCTTTATCGGTTAAATGGTCGGTGATAAACAGCTCATTCAAACGTTCAATAATCTGTGACAAAAACGCTTCTTCGATATTTTTTGCCGTTGCCGAGCCTAAATCACTTGCAGGCTCAAGCGGCTGTGGCGCGTCTATTTGCAGTTTCAAATCTTGTTGACGAATAATCGACACACGGTAATGACTGAGCGCAACGTCGCTTAAATCAATGTCATCTTCTTCCATAAAGGTTTCGCGCAACATCGGGCGCAAATGACGAGCAAACAAACTGAGCTTTTCTAAATCCTTGTCGTCGTAATCAACGATTTGTGACATGAATTCATAAAAGCGAACAAACGTGCCTAAATCCTTTTTGAAAATTTCGAGTTTGTCTTTTTCTTTTTTGCATTCCTTGAAACTGTTTTCAGCGTTGGTAATCAGCACCGCATCAGCGGTTTTTTTGGTACGCTCAAACATATCTTTTGCTTGTTTAAACGCTTCAACGGCAGATTGATAACGCTTTTGCCAACGCTCTACAGCGGGTTTGCAAATGTTAGCGATTGCCGCATTGCTTTTGCTTTTCACAAAAAATGCCGCGCAAAATTGTTCGACTTCGTGCCATGTAAAAATCCCCGCTGCGCGTAATTTTTCAGCCAAATCAAAAATCAAATTCGGGTCAGATACGTCGGCGAGTTCGGCTGTTTGATAATATGGTTGAAACGATTCGAGGATGTCTTGCGGCTGGTTGAAAAAATCTAAAACGAACGTCGTTTCTTTGCTTAAATAGGTACGATTCAAGCGCGACAAGGTTTGCACGCATTCCACACCGCCGAGTTTTTTATCAACGTACATCGCGCAAAGTTTGGGCTGGTCGAATCCCGTTTGAAATTTGTTCGCCACAATCATCACTTGGTAATCGTCCGAATCGAACGCTTTACGCAAATCGCGTCCTTTTAAATTCGGATTCATGTTGCTTTCGGTGAATTTTTCACCAATCAAACCTTCTGAATTTGGGTCTTTGTCGGTGAATTCGACTTCGCCTGAAAATGCCACCATCGCATGAATGTTTTGATAGCCTTTTTCGATGATGTATTTGTCAAAGCCGTGTTTGTAACGTACCGCTTCTTTGCGTGAACTGGTGACAACCATCGCTTTGGCTTGTCCGCCGAGTAAGCCCATCACGTTATCCTTGAAATGTTCAACGATGATTTGGACTTTTTGCGAAATGTTGTAATCGTGTAGACGCACCCATTGATTGAGTTTTACTTTTGCGCGTTTGCTTTCCACTTCTTGGTCGGCTTCCTGAACTTTTAACGCCAAGTTGTAAGCGACTTTGTAATTGGTGTAATTTTTAAGCACATCAAGAATAAAACCTTCTTCGATGGCTTGGCGCATACTGTAGACATGAAACGCGGCAGGTAAATTCGTTTTCGATGCTGGCTCATTTGGATTGGGTAATCTGCCGAATAATTCGAGTGTTTTTGCTTTGGGCGTGGCGGTGAAGGCAAAATAACTCACATTCGGTGAAGCGCGACGCGAAGCAATCGTGGCATCTAAAATATCTTCGGCGGTCAAGTCTTCATCGTCAATTTGCGAATCGGTCATCAAGACTTCTTTTAATTGTCGCGCCGTCGAGCCTGTTTGTGATGAATGCGCCTCGTCAGCAATAATCGCGTAGCAGCGTTCTTTTAAACTCACGCTATTTTCGATGGCGCGTAATACAAACGGGAAGGTTTGAATCGTCACGATAATAATCGGCTGAGAATTTTCAAGTGCGGCAGCTAATTTTTCAGATTTTGAACCATCGCCTTCTTTGTTGTTGATGCGTCCGACAACCCCATCAACGTGTTCAAATTGATAAATCGTGTCTTGTAATTGGTCATCTAAAACCGTGCGGTCTGTGACGATAATCACCGAGTGAAATTGCTTGTTGCCGCCCTCGTTGTAAAGCGACGAAAGTTGATGCGCTGTCCATGCAATCGAATTGGATTTGCCCGAACCTGCGCTATGTTGAATCAAGTATTTTTGCCCTGTTCCTTCGGTTTTGGCGGCATGAAGTAATTTTTTCACCACGTCCCATTGATGATAACGCGGAAAAATTAAGGCTTCTTTTTTATATCGCCGACCTTCCCAGTCCTCTTTTTCTTCGATGTGCAAATGAACGAAACGCGCCAAAATGTTGAGCAAATTTTCAGGCAATAACACTTCATTCCAAAGATAAGCCGTCGCGTATTGATTGGCATCGTCGGGCGAATCATTTCCCGCGCCACCGTCTGTTGTGCCTTTGTTGAACGGCAAAAAATAAGTGTCCGCACCTTCGAGGCGCGTGGTCATATAAACTTCGTACTGACTCACCGCAAAATGCACTAACGCGCCACGCTTAAACGTGAGCAACGGTTCTGGCTTTTTCGTTGTTGGGTCAATCGGTAAGCGGGTGGTTTTATATTGTTTAATCGCGTTGTGTACCGCTTGTTTGAATTCGGATTTGAGTTCGAGTGTCGCAATCGGCAAACCATTCACGAATAACACTAAATCAATTCGCGCCAAATTTCCCCACGCGCTATAAACCAATTCAGGTACAACGCGGCAACGGTTCTTTTCATAACGCGCCAACGTGTCAGGGTTTAAATCGTGTTCGGGTTTGAATTGGCACAACCGAAAGCGCGTGTTTCGGTCTTTGATTTCGTGACGCAAAACACCCAACGTGCCGAAAGTTCGCATTTCTTTATTGGCGGCGTTTGGGTCGGATTTGTTGAGCTGATTGGCAACACGTTCTAAAAACTTTTCGTCGGCATTATTCGGATACAACGCACAAAATTTCTGCCATTGTTGCGGCTGGGTTTCTTGCACAAAACCGAGTAAATCTTCCGAATACAACGCCAATTCTTGATTGTAATTTTCAGATTTTCCGAGCAACCAGCCGTTAGCGAGTAATTGCGAAATGATGTCATTTTGAAACGGTAATTCGTTGGCTTTGCTCATTCCCATTCCTCTGACGCTTCATCAACTGGCAAAGCGGCTAAAACATCAACATCTTTTGCTGCGTCGTAACCATCAAACCAATTCGCACGCGGCGGAACTTTCCATTCCCGCACATCAATTTTCCCCGTCACTGCCGCAGAAATTAGGGCGGTGCGGCGTTCTTGCATGAGTTCGATTGCTGAGTTTGATTTTTCAATTAGTGTGTCAACTTTTGAAACTTTTTTATCAAGAAATTCAATAATTTTTGATTGTTCAGCTAAAGTTGGTAGAGCTATCGTTACTTTTTTCAAATCATTGATACCAACATTTCCCTGAGTATTCGTATTTATTTGATTTTGAATTCCTTGCAAAAAAGAATCCGATTTGAAGTAGTAAAAAAGATATAAACCAAATACTTTTGAGAGATTAGGTTTAATAGTTACACAAGAATAAGAAACCAAAAAATCAGCGTCTATATCAACGTATGATGCAGTTCCAATTGTTGCATATCGAGCCACAATCAAATCACCTTTAGAGCTTTTGATTTTTTGGGACAATTTCACATAGTCTTCATGACTGACTTGCTTACAATCTTTAAAACTTATACCGCTAACAAACTCTTTTAAATCACCAGTCATAACATAAGGTATGCCGTTTTCAACAGATTGCGGCATATAGTGGTCAACATCTCCAATGGCATTGAGAATGTAAGTTATGTTGTTCACAACCCAATGCTCAGGCACTTCGCCCAACCACTCCACACCCGAATCTTTCATCGGTGCGTTAGGATTTAAACCTTTGGTCACGGCATGGCTAATGACTGCCTGACGTTTTTCTTTGAGCAGTTCGATGA